CGACTTAGGGCGTTAACCCTCAAAATCATAACAAAAAGGAAATAAACATGGCACTAGTATCACCAGGCGTAGAAGTTACAATCATTGACCAAAGTCAGTATCTTCCAGCAGCCTCCAATTCAGTTCCACTATTAGTATTAGCAACTGCACAGAACAAAGCAAACGCTGCGGGAACTGGTGTTGCACCTGCTACTACTAAAGCGAACGCAAACAAACTATATTTGGTAACAAGTCAGCGTGACTTAGTTAATCTATATGGTAACCCATTCTTCTATAAAACCAGCACTAACGTACCAATTCAAGGTTATGAATTGAACGAATACGGATTACAAGCAGCATGGTCAATGTTAGCAGCATCTAATCGTTGCTATATTTTACGTGCTGATATTGACTTGGCTAGTTTAGTAGGTAGTGTTTCTAGACCAGTCGGCGAGCCAGCTGATGACACATATTGGTTAGACATTGATAGCAGTGATTGGGGAATTTTCCAATGGAATGCAACTTCACAAAAGTTTGAAAAAAAGACACCTATCGTAGTTACTGAAGCTATTGACAGATTAGGTGACATACCTAAATCAAGTATCGGAAACGTCGGGGATTACGCTGTCATCTCTTATGAGAAAAACTTCCTCGGTAATCCACCTGCTAATTACTCTACATATTTTTACAAAAATACTGATAATCAGTGGGTTAGATTAGGGTCTTTAGATTGGTTGCGAAGCATTCCAACTGCAGTGGGCTCTATTACTAACCCAACGATGAATGCAGGTGACATCTTTACAATCAATGCAAATGGTAACTTTGTTATGACAGTAACAGTTCCAGGTAGCCCGAACAATACAGTACAAGGTGTTGTGAACGCAATCAATGCGTATGGTACAGACCAAGTATTTGCTAAAGTTGTAAATGGTAGGATAGAAGTATATTCTGCTCAACCTAATGAGGATTCATATATTCAGTTTGTAAGTCAAACTAATGATCCAGTAGTTGATTTAGGATTAACAGAAAATTATTTTTATTATCAGTCAAACGTATTCTATGGCAAATCATCACAGATGCCATTATGGGGTATAAATCAGTTGTACCCTAGGGGAACTGGTTCTGTATGGATCAAAACTAGTCAAACAGGAAATGGTGTAAACTTACTATTATCTAAGTACAGTACAACTCTTGGAACCTATGTGTCTGAAACGTGTGATATGTACTTGTCCCCACGTGCAGCGATGGCGGAAATGGATAGTACAGGCGGAAAAGCTATTCCACAAGGAACAGTATTTGCTAGATACAAGTATGCAGACTTGACTTATTCTAGTATTCTGTTGATGACACGAATTGCAACTGGTCCTACAGTGGCAACTGGTTCAGTATTGAATCCATCATTCCCTAACAGTGCAGTATTAAGAGTTAGAGTAAGTATTCCAGGTAGTACTGCATGGTCTAATGAGTACACTGTAACTATGCCTGCTACTGGTAATGTGTCTGCTTACGATTTTGTCACAGCGTGGACTGCTGCAAATATCCCATACACTGTAGCTCAGGTTACAAACAATCAAGCACTACAGTTAATTCATACTGAAGGTGGTGATATTTCTATCAACAACTATGAGAACGGTGTACAAAACTCAATTCTGACTGTTGCTGGTTTTGATTTGCCCTCTAATAATATTACATTTGGTGAAATCGATGTACTTACCACAACTGCAGGCGGAGAAGGTGGCACAGGCGCAGGAGCAACATTTACTGTAACATCATCAGGAGTTAAGTACTACTTGGATAGTATAGTAAATTCTGGATCTGGATACGTTGCAGGTGACGTTTTGACTATTCCTGGAACTGTGTTTGGTGCTAATACTCCTGCAAACGATTGCTTGATTACTGTGTTGTCTGTAGATGGTTCTGGATCGATTGTTCAAGCTTGCTTAACAGAAGCAGATAAAGGAAGAACAAGATATACAGCAGTTCTTTCTAACTGGAGACCACTACAATATATCCCTAATGAGGGCGCACCTGCATCTAACCCAGCAGATGGTACTAACTGGTTCTACAGTGAAGTAGACCAAGTTGATATCTTAGTCAATAAAGCTGGTGAGTGGAAAGGCTACAGAAATGTAGCATATGATTCAAATGGATTCCCAATGGCATCGGGTAGTAATCAAACCGATCCTAATGGTCCTATTTGTTTAGCAGCAGAGCCAACAACTCAAAGCGATGGAACACCTCTAGTATACGGTGATATATGGATTGATACTAACGACCTAGAGAATTACCCAGTAATTCATCGTTGGCAAAATGTCAGTGGAGTAGATCGTTGGGTACTAATTGACAACAACGACAACGTTAGCGAAAAAGGCATAGTTTTTGCAGATGCACGTTGGGCTAGCGTAGGAACCGTTGATCCAGTTAACGACCCTATTCCTGCAATCAAACCAATGCTAACTAGCGACTATGTTGATTTAGATTGTGTCAATCCTGACTTGTATCCAACTGGAACATTGCTTTTCAATACTCGTCGTTCTGGTTATAATGTTAAGAAGTTTAAGACAAACTACTTCACAGCGTTAAAATATCCTGACGGCTCACTACCTTCTAAGTCTTATACTTGGGTAAGTGCTAGTGGATTGAGAACTAATGGTACTCCATACATGGGTCGTAAAGCTCAACGCAATATGGTTGTTCAAGCGTTGAAAGCTTCTATAACAACTAACATGGCAGTTCGTGAAGAAGATTCGTTCTTTAACTTGATGGCTGCTCCTGGTTACACTGAACTACAACCTGATATGATTGCACTAAACAATGAGCGCAATAACACTGCTTATATCATTGGTGATACTCCAATGCGTCTAGTAGATCAGGCTACAGATATTGAAAACTGGGCTAATAACGTAGCTGGAGCAACAGCTAGCGGCGAAGACGGTCTAGTTTCACGTGATGAATACATGGGACTATTCTACCCAAGTGGTATCACTACAGACTTGACTGGTGCAGAGGTTGTTGTTCCCGCAAGTCATATGATGCTACGCACATTCTTACGCAATGACCAAATTGCTTATCCTTGGTTAGCTGCTGCAGGAACACGTAGAGGAACTATTGACAATGCAACAAACATCGGTTATATCGATGCTGTTACAGGTGAGTTCCAAGTTATTAAGAATAGAATGTCATTACGTGATGTTCTATATCTAAATCACATCAACCCTCTAGCATTCTTCACTGGTGTTGGATTGTTGAATTATGGTAACAAGAGTAGTAAGAAAACGAATTCTGCAATGGATCGTACAAACGTTGCACGTTTAGTTGCATATATTCGTGAGCGTTTACAAGTTCTTGCTAGACCGTTCGTATTTGAACCTAACGATGCATTGACTAGACAACAGATTACTGGTGTCGTACAGACATTGTTTATCGACTTAGTTGCAAAACGTGGTCTATATGATTACTTGGTAGTCTGCGACACAAGTAACAACACACCTGCTCGTATTGATAGAAATGAACTATGGATTGACGTTGCAATTGAGCCAGTCAAGGCTGCTGAATTCATCTACATCCCTGTTCGTATATTGAACACAGGAGCATTATCGTCACAGTAAAAGTTCCCCGAAAGGGGACTTTTATAGTAAGATAAATATTAATATAGGAGAAATATAAAATGGCAACAGCCTCTCAATCACTGTTCAATATGACTGTCGGAGCAGACAATACACCTAGCTCTCAAGGTCTATTGATGCCTAAGTTACAATATCGCTTTAGAGCATTGTTCTTAAACTTTGGTGTTGGTGGTTCTACACAAGAATTAACAAAACAAGTTATCGATATTGCAAGACCTCAAGTATCTTTTGCTGAAATTCCTATCGACATTTACAACAGTAAAATGTATTTGGCAGGTAAGCACGAGTGGACTACTACAACTATCAACTTGCGTGATGACGCGGGTGGTAATGTAAGTAAGTTAGTTGGTCAACAGATTCAGAAACAAATGGATTTTGTTGAACAAGCAAGTGCTGCAACTGCACAAGATTATAAGTTCCAAATTAACTATGAAGTTCTGGACGGTGGTAATGGTACACTAACACCTACAGTTCTAGAAACATGGGAACTATATGGATGCTTTATCCAAAACGTAAACTACAATGCTATGAACTATAGCGCAAGTGAAGCTGCTACTATATCTCTAACAATTCGTTATGATAACGCAATTCAGTCGCCATTGAGTTCAGGTATCGGTGCTACGGTTGGAAGAGCGTTCGGTGGAACAGCAGCAACTGGTATCGGTAGCTAATAACTAATGTCTGGATTTTTTCAGAACTTCCTACAAGACGCTGCCAAAGGTTTCTTTGGCAGCGAATACCTTCGTGATTACACTCACGCAAGTAAAACATTTAGGAGTAACGGTTACGCTTTTGCTCCTAAATTTAAGTTTTTATTTCATGTCTATTTTGACATAAACTATGACCTAATAGGTGATAGCTTTCAGTTCCCTAATGGAACAAAGAATTTCTTTGGGTTAGCTGTCAAGTCAGTCCAGTTACCTAAATACACGTTTGATTTACACAATCTGAATCAGTACAACCGTACTAGAGTTGTTCAGACTAAAATTAAATATGACCCAATCAATATAAACTTTCATGATGACAACAACAATCTGATTAGAAAGTTATGGTATAATTACTATTCATACTACTATAAGGACAGTGTACAAACTGACCCGTATGAAACATATGCTCCCACACC